TGAGTCGAAGCAGACGAACCGCTGGGCGACACTCGCTGGTATTAAATAACCGAAAACTAGACGCTAATTATAATTTTTAAAGGAGAACATAAAAATGTCTAAGAAGTTTACACTTGAGCAGTTGACAGAAGGAATTCGTCAACGGCACCAAGGCGATGCTAACGCTCGTCTTACAGAAAAGTGGGCTCGAACCGGTCTCCTACGTGGTCTTGAAAGCGTCCATCGTGAAAACATGGCAACGCTGCTCGAGAACCAGGCCGGACAAGTCCTACGTGAATCTAACACCCTTGGTGGTGGTGGATTAGCCCCTTCAGCCGCAAGCGGAGATATTCGCGGCTTTACTAATATTGCATTCCCAATCGTTCGTCGAGTATTCGGCGGTCTTGTTGCTAACGAGCTTGTCTCGATTCAGCCAATGAGTCTTCCGTCGGGTCTGTTATTCTATCTTGATTACACATATGGTACTAACATTGGTGGAGCAGAGTCTGCTTCTAGCAATACTTTTAGTGCTGGTGATTCAATTTATAACAACCCAGCAGGTAAGGGTGTCCGTTCAGGTTCACTCGGTGTTGGTGGTCAGTATGACCTTGTAGGTACAAGTTACTCACGAGTTCACTCATCATCAAACGTTGCAGGTGTTCAGGGTGATGCAGATACCATTTTCCGTCTCGGAACTGGTACAACTCAGGTTCGTGCAGATGCTGGTGGTTCAAACACTGCTGGTATCGGTGCTCAAGGTGTAGCTGGCCAAAATGGTCGTTTCCTACAGTTTGATCCCCAGATCACTCGCTTGATTGAAGAAGAAGGCGGTGTCTTCTCATTCATGACCGTTGACCTTTCAGCTCTTGGAGCTACATGCGACTTGACAGCAGTCAAGGAAATCGGCCTTAACACAAACCAAGCTCTTACAACTGAACTTGTTGACGGTGCTGGTAACTGTGAACTACAGGAAATTCCTAAGACCGTCCAGGGTGGTGATGGCACATTTAACGTTCGTCGTTTGAATATGCTTGTTACATCAGCTTCTGCTGGTGGAGCTATTACTCCTGCGCCAATGGCAACTAGATCTACAACCGGAGCAGCTCTCCTAATGGTAGTTTCTGGTGCTTCTATTGACGCTCTTGATAGAACAGTAGGTGCAGCGGGTGCGCAGATATCGGCATTCGACGTATCTTGGGTAAAGGGTGCTCAACTCGACTCAAGCGATGGTTCAACTCTTGTTGTTCCACAGTTCGAGTCCAACTTCCAGGTTGGTGCTGGTCAGCCTCTTCCTGAGATTCCTGAGATTGACATTAAGATTGAAAGTGTTTCAGTCGTCGCTCAGACTCGTAAGTTAAGGGCACGTTGGTCACCAGAGCTTGCTCAGGACCTGAACGCTTATCATAGTCTTGACGCTGAGGTTGAGCTTACTCAGATTCTTTCAGAGCAGATTGCTTTGGAAATCGATCGTGAGATTCTTAATGACCTCTTGGTTCAGGCTGATACAAACTTCTTCTGGGATAGACGCCCAGGTAGCTTTGTTAACAAGCGTACAGGTACAGCACAGGCACGTACATCATCTCTCTCAACTGGTCCGGCATTCACCGGTACCGTCCGAGAGTGGTACGAGACCCTTGTTGAGACCATCATTGATGTTGCCAATGAGATTCACAGAAAGACCCTCCGTGGTTCTGCGAACTTCATCGTTGTCAGCCCTGATGTTGCCACCGTACTCGAAGCTAGCGTCCTCTACAAGCCTAACTACAGCCTTGATGGTGATGGTCAGGTCAGTGGTATGGCACTCGGCGCAGAGTCAGTTGGTAGCTTAAGCAACCGTTTCACTGTCTACAAGGACCCTTACTTCCCACGCAACAAGATTCTTGTTGGGTTCAAGGGCGGTAGCTACCTTGAGACTGGTTACGTATATGCTCCTTACGTTCCACTTATCGTTACTCCGACGATTTTCGCTCCTGAGGACTTCACTCCTCGCAAGGGCGTTATGACTCGCTACGGTAAGAAGATGGTTCGTAACGACTTCTACGGAACAGTTACTTGCCTCGGCATGGACGTTATCTAATCTAATTAGATAAGGCTC